ATACTTTATTTGATAACATCGTTTCTTCAATTCAGTATGCAGAACAGAAAAGGTCTGATGATTGTACCAACAACATCATTGGTTGAACAGATGTTCACAGACTTCAAATCATATGGTTATGATTCTGAAGAATACATACACAGACAATACTCAGGTAAAGATAAAGTCACAGACAAGTTTCTGACAGTGACTACATGGCAATCTATTTACAAAAATCCACCAGAGTACTTTGAGCAATTTGATTTTGTTCTTGGTGATGAAGCACATCAATTCAAAGCAAAATCATTGACAACCATTATGACTGGTCTTGTTAATTCAAAATATCGCATTGGTTGTACAGGAACACTTGATGGAACTCAGACACATAAACTTGTACTTGAAGGTCTGTTTGGTCCTGCTACACAAGTCACAACTACAAAAGAACTGATTGACAATAAACAGTTAGCAGATTTTTTCATCAAGTGCTTGATATTGAAATATCCTGAAGCCATTTGCAAACAATCAAGAGACTGGGACTTCAATACTGAGATTGAATACATAGTAATGAACAAAGCAAGAAATGAATTCATTAAGAATCTTGCTCTTTCACTGAAAGGCAATAGCCTAATTCTGTTCCAATTTGTTGAGAAACACGGTAAAGAATTGTATGCCAATATCAAAGAAGCCGCAGGAAAAAGACAAGTGTTTTTTGTCTTTGGTGGAACTGATGTTGAGATTCGTGAATCAGTTAGGTCAATTACTGAGAAAGAAAATGATGCCATTATTGTTGCATCTTATGGCACTTTTTCTACTGGCGTTAACATTCGGAATCTCCATAATATTATCTTTGCTTCTCCTTCAAAGTCTCGTATTCGGAATCTTCAATCTATAGGTAGAGGTTTACGAATAGGTGAAAACAAAGAAAAGGCAGTATTGTTTGATATATCAGATGATTTCAGAATAGGTAAACATGCCAATTACACATTGCAACATTTTATAGAGCGTGTTAAAATATATGATGACGAAAAATTTAATTACAAATTCTACAACATTGACCTCAAGACCTGATAATCTAAACATTAAGATAGTCCGTCTAGTGACGGGTGAAGATGTTCTTGCTGATTTTATTGAAGACTCTTCTGATGGTACAGCATTGCTTTCAAACCCAATGCGTCTTGTTTTTAAGAGACTACCTACAGGACAAAATGCAATGCACATGAGTCCTTGGTTACCAATTGAATTGATTCAAGAGAATATTGCTCAAATACATTGTGCTGATATTCTTACAATTGTAAACCCAAAAGAAGAACTCATTGACCATTACAATACCGTTGTTGACAGTGAGCAGAATCGTTTGATTCTGCAAGATGAACAAATCAGATATGCTTTAAATAGGTTGAGAGAAGAAGAGATTGAAGAATATGATGAGATGGTAATAGAGGTCCTAAAGAACAATCCAATACATTAACTTCAAACGGAACACAGTTAGTATACTGCATCGATGACAATCTTGTCAAGTGAAATTTTATAATATTACCAGGAAAACAATATGGCCGCAAACTCAGATGAACAAAAAGAGGTAAATATGAATGAATATGTGAAAACATTTCAAAAACAGAAATATGCATTAGTTAAGAACTTTATTCCAAAAGATACGGCAGAGTATCTGTTCAACTATCTTAGATTGCTTACACACATTGCCGTTGCAACAGGTGAAGCAAAACCAGACATACAAGTACCAATGGGATTTCATTCTAAATATGGTGACTTGGCAATGGAGACATTGTTGAAGATGATGAAACCTAAAATGGAAGAAATCACAGGTTTAGAATTGTGGCCTACTTATACCTTTACTAGATTGTATAAGCCGGGTGACTCTTTACCAAAACATCAAGACAGACCATCCTGTGAGATATCAATTAGTTTAAAACTATCTGATACTGGCGGGTACAATTGGCCAATATGGATGGTAGATAGCCCGTGTTCTCTTGACATTGGTGATGCAGTAGTGTATCGTGGTTGTGAATTAGAGCATTGGCGTGATGTGTGTGAAGGTCCGAGTGACTATAGATTGGGGCAAGTATTTCTGCATTATGTCGATAAGAACGGTCCGTATGCTGACCACAAATATGATAAACGACAAGGTGTTGATAAATTCTTCGAAAGTGAAATATAATAAAATGAATGAAAAGAAACCAAAACACTATATAAATAATGCCGATTTTCTAGAGGCTCTAATAAAGTATAAGGATGAATGTGATGTTGCCAAAACGGCAGGAAAAGAAGAGCCGCAGATTTCAAACTATATTGGCGGATGCTTTCTGAAGATTGCAGAACACTTGTCAAGAAAACCAAACTTTATATCTTACTCATTCAGAGAAGAGATGATTTCCGATGGTATCGAAAACTGCCTAATGTATTTTAGAAACTTTGACCCATCCAAATCAAAGAATCCATTTGCATACTTTACACAAATCACTTACTTCGCTTTTTTACGCCGAATTATGAAAGAGAAGAAACAACTCTATGTTAAGTATAAAGCGACACAGCAATTTGGAATCATGGAAGATGAGTATGATGAAGACACTGGCACAAGTAGACCATTCATACTCTATGATAACATTTCCGAATTCATTCAGAATTTTGAAGAAAGCAAGAAGAAGAAAAAAGACAAGTCAGCCAATAAAGGTATAGAGAAATTCATTGAGCCTGAAGAAATGTTATTGGAAGACATTGAAACAATACCGCTAGAAGAGGTAGAGGCAATCTTAAAAGAATCAGAAAAAAGTTCTTGACACCTTTGTCATTTTTTGTTATACTGTCAGACTATGAAAATTGCACTCATAAATGATACGCACTTCGGTGCTCGTGGAGACAGTCATGTCTTCAATGACTTCTTCTTCAAGTTTTGGGAAAACACATTCTTTCCATACCTAAAAGAACACAACATCAAAACATGCATTCATTTGGGTGATGTTGTTGACCGCCGCAAGTTTATCAATCACAATATTGCATCTGACTTTCAGAATCGTTTCATGCGTAGATTCTGGGAAGAAGGCATTGACACACACATCTTGATTGGTAATCACGACACCTACTTCAAGAACACAAACAAAGTAAACGCAATTCAAAATCTATGCACTTCATATGATGGTGTGAATGAGCCTTTCATCTATGATGACCCTAAAGTAGTTACATTCGATGGTGTTGATATTCTATTGATGCCATGGATATGCGAAGAGAACTATGATAGAAGTATGGCTCTTTTGAAAGATGCTAAAGTACAATTAGTCTTTGGTCACTTTGAGATTTCTGGTTTTGAAATGGACCGTGGTAATGTATGCCATGAAGGTCTGAACAGAGATGTATTTGATAGATTCGATAAAGTGTTGTCTGGACACTTTCATCACAAGTCTTCAGATGGTGTTGTACACTATCTTGGTAATCAGTATGAGATTACTTGGGCTGACTACAATGATACAAGAGGTTTTCATATCTTTGATACAGAGACTCGTGAACTTGAATTCATTCCGAACCCATATAAGATGTTCTTCAAGATTATCTATGATGACAGTGAACATGATTTTGAATATTGGAAGAAGTATGACTACTCACAATATCAAGGTACACATGTCAAAGTTATTGTAGTCAATAAACAGAACCCATATCTGTTCGATACAGTGATTGACAATCTTTACAAAGCGGGTCTAGCTGATATCTCTGTTGTTGAAGATTTCACTGAGATAGTTATTGAAGATGATAAAGACATTGTAGACCAAGCAGAAGATACAATGACAATTCTATCTAAGTATATCGATAATTTAACATTAAATGTAGATAATAACAAACTTAAAACACTGATGCGTGAACTGTATGTTGAAGCATTAAATATAGAAAGAACAGAATGAATTACAAAACAATTTACAATTATCCAAAAGAACGACAAAGAATCTTTTATCCTTGGTGCTATTGGGACGGCGCATTTACTGATGAAGAGTTGACCAAAATGTGTGCATACTTTGATACTCAAGGTGTTGAAAGAGGCACTACAGTTGGTAATATAGAAAAAGATGAAAAGGGAAAAGAGATTGTCAAATCAAAACCTAATGAAGATGTTAGAGTATCTAATGTGAAGTTCTATGATTGGAATCCTGCCAATGCAGATACGGCATGGATCTTTCAAAAGATGAATTATGTTATTGATTCCATTAACAATCAATACTACGGTTTTGAACTGAACGGTTATGATACATTCCAATATACAGAATATGAAGCACATGAAAAAGGTCGATATGATTATCACATGGACACAATCATGGGTAAGAATGTTCCTGCTGATATGAATGAGGTAAGAAAATTATCCATTACAATGTGTGTGAATGAACCTGGTGAAGAATATGAAGGTGGTGAGTTTATGGTTAATAATGGACAAGAAAAAGATGCCGAAACTATCCCAACTAAAAAAGGAAGAATGATTATTTTTCCATCGTTTATGATTCACCGAGTTGCGCCAGTAACTAAGGGTAAAAGAAAATCAATTGTTGTGTGGGTAACAGGACCAAAATTTAAATAATGATTATATTTCGTTATGTTAGGTGGAAGAATCTTCTTTCCACTGGTAATTATTTTACAGAAATCAAACTAGACAACAATCAAAATACTCTGATTGTTGGAAACAATGGTTCTGGAAAAAGCACAATGCTTGATGCGTTGTGCTTTGGTTTGTTTGGCAAAGCATTCCGTAACATCAACAAACCTAGTTTACTTAATTCAATCAATACCAAAGATTGTATTATTGAGATTGAGTTTGATACAAACAACAAATCATATAAAGTAATTAGAGGTATCAAACCGAATGTGTTTGAAATCTATCAGAATGGTGAACTGCTGAACCAAGATGCCGCCGCAAGAGACTACCAAGACTTTCTTGAGAAATTCATTTTAAAATTAAATTACAAGTCTTTCACGCAAATCGTTCTTCTTGGTTCAGCATCATTCACTCCTTTCATGCAGTTGAGTGCAAATGACCGTAGAGCAATTATTGAAGACTTGTTAGACATTCAGATTTTCTCTGCTATGAATGGTATTGTAAAGTCAAAGTTATCTGAGAACAAACAAGGTCTTTCAGATAGTAAGCTGTTAATCGAATCATCAAATGAAAAAATTGCTATGCAAGAGAAATTCATTGCAAGCATGAAACAGAACAATGAAGACAAGGTGACTGAATATGCTAATGAGATACAAAGTCATCAGAGTACTATACAAGCCCTATATGGAGAAACTGCTAACCTCTCCTTACAAGTCGAAACGCATCAAGCAGTTTTGGCAGATAAGATTGTGGTGGAAGATAAACTCAAGAAAATTACAAAACTTGAATCGCAAATTGAAAGCACAGTATCCAAATATAGAAAAGATATCAGTTTCTTTCAACATAATGACGATTGTCCAACCTGTAGGCAAACCATTGCCATCGGGTTTAAAGAGACGGAGATTGCCAACCTTTCGACCAAGAGTACAGAGTGTGAACATGGTCTCAAAGAACTAGATTCGAAACTTCAAGGCTTGCAAAAATCATTGAGTGAGATAAACAATGTGCAAAAAATTGTTCAGCAGTTACAGATAAACATTGCTACAAACAACAATGCCATCACTGAAACAAACAAGCAGATTGATAGATTGAATGTTAAGATTGCAGAATTGAAGTCACCCAAAGATACCACAGATACTGAAGAATTAGCATTGGCATCTTTGAAACAAAAACTGAATGATTTGAAGAATCTATTGAGAGTGTTACTTGATGACAAGTCTTATTATGATGCCGCATCTATTCTTTTGAAAGACACTGGTATCAAAACAAAAATCATCAAACAATATCTACCAGTCATCAACAAGTTGGTGAACAAGTATTTGGCTTCGATGGACTTCTTTGTTAACTTCACACTTGATGAGAATTTCAAAGAAACAATCAAGTCAAGGCATCGTGATGATTTCACTTATGAATCATTTTCAGAAGGTGAGAAACAACGAATCGATATGGCACTGATGTTGACATGGCGGGCTGTTGCTAAGTTGAAAAACTCAGCAAACACCAATCTACTGATACTTGATGAGATATTCGATTCATCATTAGATACAAATGGCACAGATGATTTGATGAAAATTCTGCATCTTCTTGAGGGTGTGAATTTGTTTGTCATCTCACATAAGGGTGACATACTGCAAGATAAATTTAGAAACATTATTAAGTTTGAGAAAGTCAAAAACTTTTCGAGGATAGCAAAATGAGTGAAGTACTAGTAATTAACACAAAAGCACCAACACCAGTAATTGAAAGTTACGAACCATACAATGTGTATGATGAACATCTTCCATTACTGAAAATGAGAATGCCTGATTTTAACTTTGTCAATCCACCGATTGATCCAAAGTCTTTGTCGATAAGATTGCTTAGAACATTGAAACATTACAATGGTCTTGGTCTCTCTGCAAATCAATGTGCATTACCATTTCGTGTTTTTGTGATGATGCCAGATATCGTTTGTTTCAATCCTCGTATCGTTGAGACTGGACCAGAGGCAATTAAGCCTGAAGGTTGTCTTTCTTTTCCAGGAATGACATTGAAAGTTTCTCGG